TGAAGTGGGCTGAGTAATGTGTTTTAAACCTAGTTTAAAGGAGTTTTAAAGTGAAACTATGTCGTTGCCCTATTTGCCATAGTGACATCCACTTGGATGCGCTGTTGGAAGATGATGCAGGGCGTGAGATGTTAGGGATTATTACTAATTTAAAAGGCAATAATGCCCGTGCGTTGGTGAGTTATATTGGGTTGTTTCGCCCTGAAAAATCTGCGCTATCTAATGGGCGTGCGTTGAAATTAATGCAAGAAGTATTAGAGATGTATCAACCCAGCCCATTATTGGCTCATGCGTTGAATGAAACGGTGCAGGCAGTAATGAAGAATCGTAGAGAAACGCGCAATATTCAAGCTCTAGCGAATCATAACTATTTGAAGAAAGTGTATGAAGGGGCGAAACCCTTGTTTGCGGTGGTTCGTAATGAAGGCAAAGCCGAAATGCAAAGTACGGTAAAACAGGAAGACAACAATCGCATGGCGGCGATTCAGTTTATTGAACGTTATGCTTCTGTTGGTCAGTTGCAATTTGTAGAAAATACGCCTGAATTTGCGATTTGGAAGGCCTGGAAAACAGAACAGGAGAAAGGTTATGCAGCGTAAATCATTAATTGCGAAAATCCATATTGGGAAAAATCAATTGGGACTTGATGATGAGACATATCGCAGTTTACTTGCCAATACAACAGGCAAAACCAGCTGTACAGAGATGAGTGACGGTGAATTACACCAAGTCTTGAATGTGATGGTTCAGAAAGGTTTTAAATCCAGTTCAAGCTTTTGGGGAAATCGGCCGTCACCAAGTGAAGATAAGAAAATTTATCTCGCTAAAATTACTGCACTTTTAATCAAACATAACTTACCGAAAGAATATGCCGATGGTATTGCAAAACGATCTTTTAAAGTGGATTTTATCCATTGGTTACGTCCGTGGCAGTTAAAGAAAGTCGTGCAGATGTTGTCAGTGTATGACCGGAATAAAAAGACGTTGTAAGATGAAATTATCAGGTGTAAATTAAAGGCTCTTTGGAGCCTTTTTTATTGGAGAAAATAATGAAAAAACTACTTTTTGTGTCAATGCTTTCACTGGGAATGACATTTAATACCCTGGCATTCGATCAGGTACGATTTGATGAAGATACGGCATTTTATCATGCCCATAAAGATGATGCGAAAGCTATTATCACATTGCTATCAGTATTTAATACAGATAAAGGGATTCGTCAGGCTTTTGAACAGCATGCCAACGGCAATGTGGCAAAATGGCAAGATACTCTTAATAAAATGAAAAAAGCAGATGAATATGCACAAAAAATAAATGCATTAGGTTATTTTGGTGCGTGCCACAGTGCTGTAAGTTATGCGCAAGCAATGTGGATTGCCGCACCGAAAGGAACAAAAGTAGCAGAATGGAATGATAAGGACTCGTTTGATTTAAAATCATTTAACCAATCCAAATCAGAATTCCAAAAAAACTATTCAAATTGTAAAGATGCTGTGAAACATGCACCGAATAAAAAAGATTATGAAGAAGAACTGATTATCCTTGGTTCTGAAAAATAGCAAGTTCCAAATGTGAAAACATTGGGATTTTTTTTATCTTTTTTCTGCAAAATACCGCCTTTTTAAAATTTCCGTGTGAGAATGAGCAAAAAATAACATTGCGGAGGTGATTATGGTGGCGAATTTGGAAGATGTAGCGGAACTTCTACCGGAAACCGTACAACAGATGGTTGATTTAGTTGGGTTTCCTGCTGTTGAAAAGATCATTACAAATTTTGGTGGGGCAACCTTTCGATTTACCGATGGGGCGCATTATTTTCCTAAGCTCAAAGCATTAATAGGTTTGGAAAGTGCGGTGAAATTACGCGAAGTTTTTAGAGGTGAATGGGTTTATATTCCTCGCTGCGAAACAGCTTTGCGAGTGTTGCGTAATTATCGCTTTAAGGCTGATTTTGATTATTTAACCCAACATTTGAACATATCAGGACGCATGGCCATGCTTGAACTTTGTCCTAAATATCAATTATCGGATCGCAGTGGTTGGGAAATTGTATCTCAAGTACGTACCCCTGAGGAATCCAGTAATTTTGCCTTGTTTTAGTGCTGAAGGCGCTCCACTCTTCATCTTACTCTCTTTTTTCGATAATACCCTTAATCATTAATAGATTAAGGGTATTTTTTTATGTCTTTAAATTTTTCACAGATTTTCAACCGTTTAATTGGTCATGAAGGCGGCTACGTTAATGACCCAAGAGACCCAGGAGGTGAAACCAATTGGGGGATCACTAAACGTACTGCTCAGGCAAACGGTTATCAAGGCAGTATGCGAGCAATGACGCGTGAGCAAGCTTATAAAATCTACTACTCTGCATTTTGGCTACGTTATCAATGCGACAAAATGCCAGAAGCGGTGGCTTATCAGTTTTTTGATGCGGCTGTAAATCATGGATTAGGTAATGCGAGTCGTATGTTGCAACGTGCAGTCGGTGTCGTTGATGACGGTGTGATTGGCAACATGACGATTGCTGCGATTAAAAAAATGGCGATTTCTGATGTGATTATGCGTTTGAATGCTGAACGTCTTGAGTTTTATTGCAAACTTGGCACTTTTGCGACCTTTGGGAAAGGTTGGGTGCGTCGTGTGGCGGGTAATCTTAAATATGGAGCAATTGACAATGAAGTTTAAATTTTTAGGCGTGTTTAAACGTGTTTTTAATTGGTTACAAAACCGAGTTTTGACAACAAAAAAAATCTCGCAAAATCGACCGCACTTTTATAGTAAAAACGCATGGAGTTATGTCTTTCGCGGCAAACCAACTCCAGCTGAAGTGATTATGTGGAGATTATGTCAATGAGTAAATTTTTTGAATTATTTACCAATAGTGATGGTCGTGCGAGTACGACAGGTTTTATTCAGTTTTTCGGTTTCTTAGTCATGGCCGGTGTGCTGATTTATGCCGTTTATCTTGACCGTTCTACGGTCACTGACTTGTTTTTTTATTTTGCTTGTTTTTGCGGTGGTTCGGCTGCAACCAAGGGTGCTGTAATGGCATATCAAGCCAAACAAACCAAGCTAGAAGAACAGATTACAGGCGAAGTTTATGTCGAACCGGAACAAATGGATAGACCAAGGGGGATTTGATGACGCTACAGATGATTCTAATCGGCTCAGGTGCTGCACTGGTTATTTGTGGTTATGTGGTATTTAAGCTCAGACGTGCCGGGCATGAAATTGACCGATTATTAAAAGATAACGAGCAGTTGGTGCGTGAAAAAGCTGTCTCCGATACGCAGGTGAAACATTATGAAACGAGAAAACAACATGAAGAAAACAGTCGCAATGCTGACCGTGACACTCTTATTAATGAGTTGCACAAGTCAGGGGATCTCCGTGATTAATGCAAGCTGTGCCGGTTTCTCGTTGATCTCCGCAAGCCGTCAAGATACGACAGAAACTTTGCGTCAAATTAAAGTGCATAACGATACATATCGAACTATTTGTCAGCGAGGTGAAAATGGAAGTGCACATTAATGGGATGATGATTTTTAATGGATTGGTGTCTGTTGCGGTGTTCTTTATTGGTGTGTGGTTTAAGAAATTAGACAGTGAGTTTAAAAGCCTGCATGACGAAGTTAAAGAAGTAAAGCGCGATTATGTCTCAAAAGAAGTGGCTAGTATCACCAATCAAAGTATTTTAGATAAATTAGGGGCAATTTCTGAGCAATTGCAGTCTATTACGAAAAAATTAGATAACAAGGCAGATAAATAATGTCAGCAAGAGATCGGAAACGCTTAGAGCAATTAACCGAAAGCGCACAAACAAATGCAAAACTAGATGAAATTTTAGATTTGACCCGTGCAGTCAATCATAAAATCGACCGTTTAGATGGGCGTGTGGATGATATTGATGTCCGTTTAGCTAAGGTAGAAAACAGTATGGCTAAATTGGGTGTGCGATCCGCTTTAGTTGGCGGTTTGGGCGGTTTATTGGTATCGGTTGGATTTGAGCTAATCAAAGCCAAATTAGGAGGCTAGTGAATATGGCACATGATGAAAAAACCAAGGCAGATGTGCGCCGTTATTATGTGTTTGATTGCTTAACGCTGGAATTAGCCGCAGAAAAAGCCAAAGTGTCCTATAACACTGCTCGACGCTGGAAACGTGAAGCCGAAGCTCGCGGCGATAATTGGGACAAAGTGCGTGATGCATCAACAATGGCAAGTGGAAAGGTTGAAGATGTTGCTCGTGGTATGCTCACCACCTTTGTGCTTTATTTTGAAAGTACCATGGATGAGTTGCGTAAAACCGAAGACTTGCCCATGAGTGAGAAAGCAAAACTGATCCAAGGTTTGGGTGACAGCTACTCGAAAATGGTGGCGAGCAGTAAGCGGTTGTTGCCTGAGGTATCTGAATTAGCTACTGCGATTAAAACGGTGAAACTCTTTGGGGAATATATCCAAACCAATAAACCAGAACTAACAGGTGATTTTTTAGATTTGCTCAATGGATTTGGTGAAACATTAAGTAAGGAATTTAAAGCATGATGGATGGTTGGAATGGTTCACCGGCATCCGAAGGTTGGGATTGTTTCTAATGGGTGTAGAGGATAATTGTGAAGAATAAAGAGTTATTAGCAGAATTAAAAGCCTATTCAGACAGCTTGCGACAAAAGGTCGAGGCAAAGTTTGAGGGGTGGGATGATTCTCTTGCTGCCATTAGTGAGCGACGCAAAAAGGTGTTAGATCCTGTTTCGGGTTATGACTTTTTTGTGTCGAATTACTTTCCGCATTATGTGCGTTCATCTTCACGTTCACAGTTGCATAACTATCTTTTTGAGCATTTGCCACAAGTGTTACAACAGCCATCATCAGTGCATTTAGCCATTGCCGCGCCACGTGGTGAGGCTAAATCAACTCTCGTTTCTCAATTATTCACACTTTATTGTCTTGTAACACAAAAGAAACGTTATGCATTAATTGTGATGGACAGTATAGACCAAGCCTATCCAATGCTTGAAGCAATTAAAGTCGAGTTGGAGTTTAACCAACGGCTACGCGTAGACTTTCCTGAAATCGCAGGACAAGGTCGTGTGTGGCAAGCTGCAACCATTTTGACGAAAGCTAATCAGAAAGTACAAGTTGCTGGTTCTGGTAAGAGGTTGCGTGGTTTACGACATGGTGCATATCGACCAGATTTGGTTGTATTGGATGATATTGAAAATGATGAACAAGTACGTAGCCCAGAACAGCGTGATAAGTTGCATGATTGGTTGAAGAAAACCGTGCTTCCTTTAGGTGCAGCGGGAGATAAGTTAGATGTGGTGTATATCGGAACTATTCTTCATTACGACAGTGTGTTAAACCGCACTTTATCAAGCAAAGCATGGAAAACAGCAAAATTTAAAGCCTTAATTCGTCAGCCTGATGATATGAGCTTATGGGATAAGTGGGAGGACTTCTACTTAAACGAAGGTGAAGCGGTGGCTGATGCTTTCTATTCCCAAAATAAATCAGCAATGGATAAAGGTGCGGTAGTAAGTTGGGCTGCTCGTCCTATTTTAACCTTGATGAAAATTCGCGCTCGTGATGGGCACGCTACCTTTGATTCGGAATATCAAAACGATCCTTTAAGCAGTGATGATGCGATGTTTGCTAATGCGCTGACTTATTGGACTGAATTGCCAGGTGAATTGGTTTATTTCGGCGCGCTAGACCCCTCTTTAGGTAAAGCGGGTGCAAGTCGTGACCCATCAGCCATCTTGGTGGGGGGCTATCATCGTGAGACGGGTAAGCTTTATGTAATTGAAGCACAGGTTAAAAAGCGCCTACCTGATCTCATCATTGAAGATGTGATTCGTATGCAGAAGCAATACCACTGTCAGCGTTGGTTTGTTGAAACCGTGCAATTCCAAGAATTCTTAAAAGACGAGTTAGTGAAACGTTCGGCTCAACGAGGCATTCCTGTACCGGCAACTGCAACTAAACCCAATACAGACAAAATGCTTCGTATTGAAAGTTTACAGCCACACATGGCGAATGGGTTAATTTTATTACATAGCTCACAAGCTACGCTGATTTCTCAGTTACGCCATTTCCCAAAAGCCGACCATGATGATGGCCCAGATGCACTGGAGATGCTATGGCGTAATGCAGTAAGTAGTTCTGCGGCGATTGAATGGATAAGTATTAGTGAGTTAGATGATAGCGATTGGGATGAAGATGAGGCGGATCTTTATTCTGTTTGGAAACAATAAGGTAAATTTATGGGATTGTTAGACAAATTTAAAAGCCTTTTAAAAGGTAATGAAACAGAGCCAACACAAACCGATGATGCGGAAGTGACTGCAACGGGGCGTGTATTAGATGATCACCCCTCTGCAAAAATTACCCCTTCAAAATTAAAGCAGATTTTAGAGGATGCAGAAAATGGCGATATTCAGGCGCAGCATCAGCTTTTTATGGATATTGAAGAGCAAGATAGCAGCATTGCGGCAAACATAATGACACGTAAGCGTTCAGTGCTTACGCTTGATTGGCGTATTGTCGAACCACGTAATGCAACACCTGCAGAAGAAAAATTACAAGCAGAAATTGACGAGCTATTTTACCAGTATCCTAACCTTGAAGATTTATTTATTGATCTCATGGATGCGGTCGGACATGGTTTTTCTGCGCTTGAAATCCAATGGGCACAAGTGAATGGGAAATGGATACCAAAAGGCTTTAAACCTTGCCCTCAGTCTTGGTTTAAATTAGATAAGCACGATAATTTGTTATTACGTACACCAACTAATCCAATGGGCGAACCTTTACGACCATTCGGCTGGGTGGTGCATCGCCATAAATCACGCTCTACACAACTTGCACGAGATGGGTTGTATCGCACATTGGCATGGCTTTATATGTATAAGCATTATTCGGTGCGTGACTTTGCTGAGTTTTTGGAACTCTATGGTATGCCTATTCGTATTGGTAAATACGGTGCAGGCGCGACGACAAGTGAAAAGCGCACACTGTTACGTGCACTTGCAGATATTGGTCACAATGCCGCAGGTATTATGCCTGAATCCATGCAGATTGAACTTCACAATGTAGCAAGTGCTGGCGCTGCATCAGGCAACAATCCATTCTTACAGATGGTAGATTGGTGCGAAAAATCTATTGCGCGTTTGATTTTGGGGCAAACCTTAACATCGGGGGCGGATGGTAAAAGCTCCACCAATGCGTTAGGTAATGTGCATAATGAAGTGCGTCGTGATTTGATGATTAGTGATGCAAAACAGATTGCACAAACTATCACTCAACAAATCATTTTGCCGTATTTGCAGATTAATATTGATCCTAATATTGCCCCTTATCGTGTCCCTTATTTTGAGTTTGACACGAAAGAATATGAAGATTTATCTGTATTTGCGGATGCAATCCCTAAACTTACCGGTATTGGCGTTCAAATTTCAGAAAGCTGGGTGCGTGATAAGTTAGGTATTCCTGAACCGCAAGAAGGTGAGTTAATTTTAAGCACACCACAAAGCGAGAAAACGGATGAAAAAACGACCGCACTTTCTGCCGCGTTTAACCACGGTGAAGGCTGTACTTGCGGGTGTCGTTCTGCTGTGCTGTCGGCTAAAAATGGTAAAAAGGACGAACAAGACGAATTGGACGGTTTGATTGATGATGCAATGGTTAATGCAGATTTTAATCAACAGCTTGATCCTATGATGAAACAAATTGTAGGCGTGGTTATGGCAAGTGAAAGCTATGACGATGCACAGGAAAAACTGATCGCACTTTATCCTGATTTAACCAGTGAAAGCCATCAGGCCTATTTGGCAAGTGCGGTATTTTTAGCTGATTTATTAGGAGCAGCCAATGCCGAGCGCACCTAAGTTTGCCATTGGCGTAGAACCTAAACAAGCCATTGAGTTTTTACGTCAAAAGAAAATGCTTGCCAGTAAGGTATTAGTAAAAGAAATGCATGATAGCGCATTGGCACGTGCCACGACGATTGCGCGCCTAACTAGTCTTGATATGACAAAGGATATTTACCAATCTCTACAAACCGCTATGCGTGAGGGCAAAGGCTTTCATACTTGGAAAAAAGAACTGGTAAGTGAATTTGAACGTAAAGGCTGGATTTTTGGGAAAGAACCGTCCATTCGTGGTATTGATGGGCATTTATTGGCGGATCCAAAAACGGGGGAATATTTTGGCACGCCGCGTCGATTAAATACGATTTATCGTGTCAATATGCAGTCAGCTTATTCGGCTGCGCGTTATCAACGCTTGCGTGATAACGTGGATAATCGCCCTTATTGGCAATATTCTGCCGTGGGTGATGCGCGTACTCGTCCTGCCCATTTAGCATTGAGCGGTAAGGTGTATCGTTATGATGATCCGTTCTGGGCAACCTTCTATCCACCCAATGGGTTTAATTGTCGCTGTACGGTGATTGCATTAGGTGAAAGAGATTTGAAACGTCGTGGCATGGATAAGCCTGACGATAGCTCGGAATTTTTGGTGGAAGTAGAACGCCCTGCGGATAAGCAAGGTAATCGTGAAAAGACGGTAGGGTTTAAATTACCTGATGGCACGGTACGTGTGACGGATAAAGGCTTTGATTACAATGTGGGGAGATTAAACTACAAGCCTAATTTGGATCTTTATCCTGAAAAACTGGCACATGCGTTTGCGACGGTTGAAATGAAAGGTGGGGAGTTTAAGCACGATTTTGAATTGTTGGCAAAGCATGTGGCGGAGATGAAACAAACGCTCAGCCCAAATGGAAAAAAACTCACTGCTAAGCAGATGTTACAGGTGCGTGATAGCCTTACCAAAAATTTTAAATTTGCAGCAGGTGTCTTGAGTGCGGAAAGTAAGGATTTATTGAAAAGCCAAACTGGAACAGTGTGGCTTTCTGATGATACTTTGATTAAGCAATTTAATAGCCGTGATGGGCAGGGTTTTGGGATTGATGAGTATGAAGCATTGCCGGATATCATCAATTCTCCAGATAAAATTGTAGCCGATGAACTAGGATACCAATTTTATAAGGATGTTAATGGTACGAAACTGCTTGCGGTATTGAAGGTTTTAAGCAAAGAACCGGAAATTTTTGTACAGTCGTTTAGATTAGTAAGTGATAAGCAATGGAGAAAGGCATTTAAAGAGTAAGCCACTAGGCGGGGCTCGAACCCACCGCACACAGTCCAAGGTACTATTTCAACCTATCGCTTGCGATCCTCGAGATTCATCGCTTTTCTAGTGGCTATGTGACTATACCCCGTTAAATTTTAAAAATCAACGATTATGATAGAAATTGAAATCAATAATGCGCAAGAAGTTGCCATTGTACTAGAGCGACTTTCACAAGCTACCACTCATCGCACCCCGTTAATGCGAAGTATTGCAGGTACCATGGAATCTGCTGTGCTACAAAATTTTGATGTAGGGGGGCGTCCAAAATGGCTGGGACTTAAATATCGCCAGGGTACACCGTTGGTTGATACAGAAAATTTGATGGGTAGTATCACGTCTGACTATACTAACGATACCGCTATTGTAGGAACGAATGAACCGTATGCGGCGATCCATCAATTCGGCGGTAAAGCTGGACGTGGACGGAAAACCACGATTCCTGCTCGTCCATTCTTAAAATTAACCCCTGAAGATGAAGCGGATATCATGGAAGATATTCAAGCGTATTTTCAACGTTTAATTAAATAATTTAGATAAGCGTCCTAAATCGCACGTATAGCGGTTTTATTATTTCAAGGTATAAGTTTTCATCTTTAAATTTTTAAAACGTTTTAAAACGGTTTTAAAGCGTTTTAAAATGGGTTTGCGTTGTTTCTTATAATTTAATCTTTTATTCCTCCAATATCTACTCTTTCAAAAAAATTGAAATGATGTGACCGTGCTGAAGTCGCTCATCTCTTTTTACCCTTTCTTATCAAGTATTCTGTCATCCTAGATTGAGTTTTTAAGGATGGTTTCAGATGAAATTAACAGTTGCCGCTTGTAGTTTTGAAATTGACAAAGCGAAGTATGGTCGTATCCAACTTTTACCTTATGGAAAATTTCGCGCCACAGACGGCAGACCAACCGATGTGGAGGCATGGTATGTAACAGACACAAATGGTGCGGATGTGGTGGCGTTGGCTAACAATCAACGTAATCCTCTGCCAATTGACTATGAACATCAAATTATTCACTCCCTAAAAAACGGCAAAGAAGCACCAAGTGCGGGTTGGATGGAATATTTTTATTTCACACCACAAGGTATTTTTGCTGATGTTCGTTGGACTGATAAAGCCGCGGACTACATCAAAAACGGCGAATATCGTTATATCTCTGCAGTCTTTGCCTATGATACTGACGGTTATGTTCGCAAAATCTTCCACGCAGCCTTAACCAATACTCCCGCTTTAGACGGCATGGAGGAAGCCATGGTGGCAGCGAGCGTGAATTTGTTACAAGAGGAATCCCCAATGGATAAAAACTTACAGGCAGCATTATGTGCTCTGTTTGGTTTGAAACCAGATAGCACAGAGGCTGAAATGACAGCGAAAGTGACTGCACTTTCTGCAGCAAAAGGTAAATCTGATGTGGACGTGTTAGACGTTTACGCAAAATTAGCTGAAAAAGAACAATCCGTGGCAGCGTTATCTACACAAGTGGGCAACCCTGATCCAGCTAAATTTGTACCCGTTGAACAAGTCGCTGCATTACAGGCAGATTTTAACGCCCTTAAAGCATCAGTTGAAACAGATAAAAAAGATGCATTAATCGCAGCCGCCTTATCGCAAGGTAAGTTATCGCCTGCGTTAAAAGATTGGGCGCAAAGTTTATCTGTAGAAGCGTTAAGTGCTTACTTAGAAAAAGCGCCTGCGATGGCCGCATTAAGTGGCGAGCCACAAGCAAAAACTGATCCTGATCAGAATGTTGTGGCATTAAGTGCAGCAGAACAAGCGGCAGCTCGTGCATTAGGTATGACAGAAGCTGAATTCATCAAAGAACACAAGGAGCAAAAATAATGTTTAAGAAATCCGAAGTTTTAAAAGCGATTGAAACCCAGTTTAAAAAAGACTTTGCAGCTGGTTTAGGCTTAATTAAACCGCAGTGGGATCTTATTGCGATGAAAGTATCCTCTAACACCAAAGTGAACACCTATGGTTTCTTAGGTCAGTTCCCGAAAATGGTGGAATGGGTAAATAAACGTCAACGTAAAGCAATGCAAGCCCAAGGTACAAGCATTGAAAACAAACTTTATGAAAGTACGGTAGGTATTCCACGCACTGATATTGAAGATGACCAAGTGGGTTTATTCCGCCCTATGGTGCAACAGGCAGCACAAAGTGCGGCTGAATTACCTGATGATTTGGTGTTTGGTTTACTAAAAGCAGGTAAAACCACGCTTTGTTATGACGGCCAGAATTATTTTGATACCGACCATCCAGTCTTTGACAACGTGGACGGCACAGGCTCAAGCAAAGAGCAAAGCAATATCACCACAGGTACGAAAACAGAAGCACCAACGTTCTACATTTTCGACACCACCAATGCGATTAAACCATTAATTTGGCAAGAACGCACAGCGCCAGAAATTGAAACGAAATTTGATCCATCCAAGTCTGACACCGTATTTAACGAAGATATTTACGAATGGGGTGTGCGTGCACGTGGTGCTGCCGGTTTTGGTTTTTGGCAGCTTGCCCACCGTGTTGAGAAAACAGAACTCAATGCTGAAAACATCATGAAGGTGATTGCCAAAATGCAATCATTGAAAGGTGACGGTGGCAAATTATTGAACATTCGTCCGAATGTCATTTTAGTACCGCCAGCATTAGAGTTCCAAGCTCGTCAAATTTGCGAGGGCGACATCATCAATGGTACGACCAATATCTTAAAAGGTCGTTTGAAAGTGATTGTGTCTCCACAAATCATTGAAGAATAACCTATTACAAGGGCGAGCAATCGCCCTTTAGGAGTCAAAATGGCAAAGAAACCAGAAAACACCGAATTAGAAGCGTTAACCACTCAAGATGATGTTAATTCCGAAACTCAAGAAGCAGAAGAAACAACATCAAGTGTTGTAGAAGGTGGTGAGGTGATTAACCCTATCGCTTATGCGGTGACGTTACGTGAAATTCATCCTCAGCCGTCTTATGGTCGATGTGGTTATCGTTTTAACAAGGAAAGTGCGGTAGAAATTCCGGCTGGTGATTTAACCGGTGAGCAAGTGATTATTCTTGCGGAAGATCCTTGGTTAGAGCTTGTTCCAGTGTGTGAGGAATAACGATGAATTATGCCACTGTGTCGGATTTTATTTTACGTGTTGGTGAACTTGATGCAATTGAGTTAACTGATCGTGATCGTACCGGTAGTGTTGATACAACAGTGCTGAATGTGGCGTTATCGGATAGTTCTAGCCAAATTGATGGCTATTTGTCAGCGCGTTATGAATTGCCATTATTGGATATCCCGCAAAATCTTGTGCGGATTTGTTGTGATTTAACCCGCTATCGTTTGGCATCTATGTCACAGGTGGGTAATACCGATGAGATTATTGAGCGATACAAATTAAGCTTAAAAGAGCTTGAGGCGATTGCTAAAGGTCAAATCTCGCTTGGTATTGCTAACTCAAACACAGAAGATGACGGTGATAATGGTGTGATGTTTACTAATCCGAAAAACAGGGTGTTTAGCCGTGATAACGAAAATCGAACAAGCACTTGTTGAGCGTCTGCAAAAAGGATTGGGCCGACTTGTTAATACGGTGAAAAGCTACGGTGGAGAGCTAGATGACGACAGTTTATCTGTGTCTCGCTTGCCGATTTGCCTTGTCACTTTTGGTGGGGCTCGCATTGAGCGTATGAGTACCAATGCAAGACGACATCAATCTACCGCGAATTTTGTCATTATTTTAGCCGTGCGATCTTTACGCAGTAATGTCGCGGCTAGACAAGGTGGCATTGATGAGCGTGAGGTTGGCGTTAATCAGCTTATTACTGCCGTGCGCCGTTTGTTGGATGCGCAAACTTTGGGGCAATTAGTTAAACCACTAAAACCCACAAGAGTTCGCACTATTTTCAACAATGCCTTATTCAAGGGCGGAGCGATTACCGCTTACTCGATTGAATACGAAGCCGTTTATGATGATTTTCAGCCGCTTGATGATGGGTATTTCCCAGAAGCCACGCAGGATAAAACTAATCCTGACTATGTGTTTAGCGCTTATCGAGCCAAGTTATCCGATCCATTACCGTTACTTGAACAAGTTCAAGGACGGATTTATGACCCAACCACGCAGGCGGAAGAGCCGTTTAAGGTGGAAACTGAGGTAAAAAATGAAAGTTAAAGCAAGACCAGGTATTAAGGTGCCATTTGAAACACAGCCTTATGCCTATATTGAACAAACGCCGGTTGATATTGAGCCGTCGATTTATTATCAGCGTCGTATTAATGACGGTGATTTGATTGTGATTACTGAAACACGTTCACGCAAAGAACAGGAGAAAGACAATGGCTGAAACTAACATTGATTTTGATAATATCCCGACAAGTATTCGTCAGCCGGGTGTTTATAGTGAATATAATTCACGCAATGCGGTAAGCACGTTACCAACCAATGAGCAAAACGTATTAATTGTTGCACCAATGGTGAATGGTACTGCGCCTTTTACTGCACCCGTTCAAGTGTATTCTGATTTAGATGCTAAAAATCAATTCGGTGCCGGTTCTTGGGCTCATTTAATGACCCGTGTAGCGATTCAAAATAACCCGTTAATCCGTTTATCCGTGATTGGGTTAAAAGATAGCGATTCAGGTGTGGCCGCTACTGGCACCGTGACGTTAGCCGGTACAGCTACGCTAAGTGGTATCGTGAAAGCCGTTATTGGTGGTGTAGATTATGCCGTTGCTGTCGCAAAAGGCGAAGCGGCGAACGATATTGCTACCCGTTTAGCTGCGGTTATTAATGCGGGCGATTATTGCCCTGCAACTGCAGCCGTGAGCGAAGGCACCATTACCTTAACGGCCAAATGTAAAGGTGTAATTGGCAATGAAATTTCAATTAATGCAGTTAGCCGCGCTGATGGTATTAGTGTGACCTCAGCTGTATTTAGTAATGGTGCAGAAAATGCGGATTTAACTGCTGCACTAGCATCTGTTGCAGGTCAGCATTATCACGTCATTATTTCTCCATTCGCTGATGATAAAAATGCAAAAGCGTTACGTGAACATTTAGACTTGGTTGCAAGCCCGGTTGAGAAAAAACCTGGTGTGGGTGTATTAGGTTTTAATGGCACATTGGCAAGCGGCACTACGTATACCGAAAAAATCAATGCGAACCGCATTACGGTGGGTTGGTATAAAGGTGCGGTGGAATCAAATGCATTAATTGCAGCAGGTTATGGTGCGATTATTGCAGGCGAAGAAGACCCGGCTAAACCGTTAAATACGCTTGAGATTAAAGGTTTAACTCCCGTTGATGCCACTCAAACACCATTAAAAACCGAAGTCAATCAGGCACTTTTTCATGGTTTAACACCTATTACGGTGGTGAATAATCGTGTGCAAATTATGCGTGCAATTACGACTTATACCAAGTCGCTAGCGAATGTAGATGACCCTGCGTGGTTAGATTTAACTACAATTCGCACGCTTGACTATACGCGCAAAGCGATTGAGCAACGCATTGCCTTGCGTTTCCCACGTGCGAAGTTATCCAATCGCACACCACCAAAAGTGCGTTCGGAAATCCTTGATGTGTTGTATCGCTTAGAAGATTTAGAAATCTTGGAAAATATTGATACTAACAAGAATAAATTGCTTGTGGTACGCAATGGACAAGATCCAAATCGTTTAGATACGGCAATCCCAGCGGATGTGGTAAATGGCTTACACGTTGTCGCTAACCGTATTGATTTAATTTTATAGGGGGCTTAAATGGCTGAAAAATATGCTGGTTCGGCAGTGTTAGAAGTAAATGGCGTTGAAATTGAAATTACCGATTTAAACGTTACAAAACAAACAGGCCGAAAATTAGTGAAAACCATGAACTCAGAAGGTCGTGCGCGTGGTTTTGCCAAAGGAATTGCGACTTGGGAGCTCTCATTGACTGCCGCTCTGCCGATTGATGGTTCAGAGATTGATTGGGCGGAAATCAATGATGCGAAGATTACAGTGTATCCACTTAATCAAGACGATAAACGCACCTCTTATCTTGGCTGCTTTACTACACAAGTTGGTGAAAAATATACCGTCGATAACGAAGCCGTGATTGATATTCAGATGACTGCTCTCAAAGAGGTTAAAGAATAATGCGTCTATTGTTAGGTATTCCTTACGGTGATAGTCGTCGTTTTGACTTTGACGTGCGATTACTTACCTTGGGTGGCGAATGTGCCGCCCTTGAGAAAATTGCCGAGCTTGGTTTAGATGAGAAAGAAAAACTCACGAAAGCTGAGCAAATGCTCGTGGACTTGGCTTATTTATCTGAGCAGCTTGATATTATCGGTATTGCGCAAGATAAACTCACGCCACAGTTTTTATTGGATAACCTTGCTACAGATGATTATGTGTTGATTACGCAAGCTATTGCTGATTTGCGAAAAAAGCACATCGACGCTGGGGAAAGCCAGAGCAAAGTCGAAGCCGAATAAAACAACAACATAGTGTGTTTGAAGCTGAGAAAAATTACCGAAGTGCGGTCATTTTATTAGCTAAATTCGGCTTTAGCGCTGCGGAGGTAAGAGCAATGAGCCATACAGAAGTGTCTGCTTGGATTGGTAGTTGGCAAAAATCTCAAGGTATTAAAACACAGGCTGAAGATGGCGATACGGTGCATTACAACCTTATGCGTCGTAAAAATAAAGGGGCGTAAGCCCCTTTTTTTGTAGATTTAAAAGAAGTTTAAAAAGGGTTTAAAAATGGCAGAGTTAAATTTAGCCATGACACTCAAGGCACGCGATCAGGCAAGCCGAGTATTCCGTCAGGCGCAATCCCAAATTACACAAAGTACACGAGCCATGGCAAGCGCCCGCGAAACATTAGGCGTGCGAAGTGAGCATAAGATCCAGCAAGAGATCAATCACACTATTGCGGCTTATAACCGTTTGAAACGTAGTGGTACTGCAACCAGCCGAGAGTTAGCTCGCGCGGCTGATGCAACACGGTCAAAAATTGCGGGTCTTAATGCCGAAATGGGGAAAACGTCTTGGGGTCAACGCTTAGGTAATGTAGGCACTGCAATGGCAAGCGTTGGAGCTGGTATGGCCGCAGGTGCGGTGGTAATGGCTCAACCCATGAAAAAACAAATGGATTATGACCGCCGATTGGCAATGGTTTCAAACACCGCCTTCTCCGACCGAGACGTGGCTGGGCGAATTGCCGGAAAGAAAGAATTACATGAAGCGGTAAAAAGTGCGGTAGAAAATGGTGGCGGGACGAAAGAGGATGCGTTAGCGGCACTGGATAAATTATTGGCATCTGGTACGGTGAAAGCCGAAACTGCAATGAAATTATTGCCAACTTTGCAGAAAGGTGCTGTTGCCACTGGTGCGAGTACGGAAGATTTATCCGCAATCGCCATATCTGCTATGCAACAATTTGGTATTAGAGAAGATCAAATTGGCGCGGTATTAGATAAAGCCGTGGCGGCAGGACAAGCCGGTAATTTTGAATTGTCAGATATGGCTCGTTGGTTGCCACAACAAATGGCTGCTGCTAAATCTGCAG